GGTCTGGTTCTCCTCCAGATTCATAATGGTTACACACAAAACAATAAGTGTGTCCATCAGAGTAAACGCTGTTACCATCGGAAGACCCACATCTGTTACAAGGTGCATGATAAAGGAACTCTGATTCATCTGAGCCAACTTGTTGGGATTGCATAGTATGTACACCAAGGAAATCCATTCTTCTCAGCCCACATCGCATAGGATGTTTTGGAGCGTTTGGATATTTTGTTTAGCGGATTTTGAAATATGATTCTGATATCGAGATTCGGATTAGCTTTCTTTACAGCTTTCATCTTGCGTCTCTGATCTGGTGGGAAGTAGCCCTTGGCTTCTAGGTAGACATCCCCAACTTTAAAATCAGGGATGTACTGTGCTTCTATTACATACTTGAGTTTGTCACGTTCATAGGTATATTTAATACCAAGCTTATCTAACTCCTCAGCTATGTTCTCTTCTAATTTACTTCTCATTAGAAGTCATCGTCCTCCTCGACACTACAAGGTGCAGCATCTACGTTAGGCTCGTCTACCTTAAATCCTGTGGTTGAACCAAATAACTTGGCTGCATCCTCAGCAGTAAGATCTCCGTCATCGACAATACCAGCTCCGCTGTTAAGACTAACAACTTGGATAGCCTTTAGCTTTAATGATGTGCCAATGTCTCCCGTAGGTAGGACGTATGGTTTTTGGAAGAAAGCTATCTTTACTTTACTTCCATTATATATTGGTGTCTCTTTGTCTGTTATCTGTGTACCTTCAGTGTCAACAACAACTGGGATGAACTTGTCTCCATCTCTCCAGCTGAACTTAACTTGGTACATTCCAGGCTGTGTCTCAACTTCTTCCCAAGGCTCTGGTTTAATAGAGACTCTCTTGGGATTCTTAGCTTTAGACTTAGCCCATTCTAATGCCGATTCTCTTTCTTCTTCAAGTTCCTTTACTATCTCATCTTGCATGAGGACTGAGAGCTTATAGCCCCACTCCCCAGGTTTAAGGACAGCTTGGAAACCTTCTAGTAGAACGGGTTGTTTGGTGACGTGTGTTTGCATTTAACAGAAAAAATAAATGGAATTGGATACTACCTCTGGATTAAGTGTCCCAACAATGGGTGGCGGTTCAGAGGCGTTAACGGTTTGTGCGAACTTTGTGAGCCAACAGTCTTCGGTAAAGATATTGGAGTAGGTTTCTCGCACAAGTTGATTGAGTGTTCCCATGTCCCCTGCTCTGCATAAAACAGAATCATGGATAACTGTGAATGGTTCATCGAATTGAGTAAATGATCTGTGAAGAATTGCTGCATCAATAGAATGAATAAAGTTTGGAGCTGTACTAGAACGATGGCGTTTAGGGCAGGGTGTTTTCTTACCATTAGGTATGCGTACGCTAGTACGACCTAATAGTTGTAACTCCATCCGTTCTGTCTCTATGACATCACGTCTCTGATTAACTACAAAACCAGAGGGAGTTTCCCACTCTATATACTTACCACCATTTCTTATGTAATCTCCTACACTTTTTTTGATCCAACGCATAACTTGCATAGGCCCAGGGACAATACAGTCCATAGAATTGTAGACAGCGTTTACTATCTGAGTCAATTCATCTTGCTGAACTTCTATGTTAGCTTCTTTCAATGCTTCACGTATATACTTACGACTACTATCCTTAGTAGCATTGTAGGGAATCGTCATCACTGTGCGTTTGCACACGGAACGAGTCATCCAAGGGTGCATGTAACTCGGTAGGAACTCTTTAGCCTTCTCTGCTACAGCCTTGTAAGCATCGCTCGGTTGTTTAGACGGAACGACATTGACTAACTCAGCTGTACTCTGATCTTTAGCAAGACCAGCTAGTATCTGTAGACCACTACATGTAGCATCTACAGCTACCATCAGACCAGTAGTATCCTTGTCGTGTAGTATACAGCAATGGTAGTATTCGTGACAGGCAGACATAAACTGCCAAGGTTCTTCAACATCTTCCCATTCAGAAAGATATTCTATCGGATCTATTGCAACCCTTGTGATTAAGTCTCTGTTGTTATCTACCCATTGTAACCTGTCAATAATCGGAGCTTTATCAAGCCCGAAGGTTGTGGCTACTTGGAAAGCTAACCATGTGTCAGCTGTTTCTGTAACTGGAGACTCATCAGCAAACCTTAATAACGACTTACCAAAGTCTGTATCTTGTGGTGTAAGAAAAGCTTGAATAGGGTAGGCTCTACCACGATAGTCAAACGACCAACATAAGTAGAACTCGTCATCCATAAACTTTTCTGCTGCCTCTAATTGTGTTCTTGTTCTTACTGATCTCTTAAAATTAATACGATCAGCTGTGTGTGCTTCTGCCATAGCCCTTCGCCATGACAAGTTCTTCATCGCATCTTCCTCTGCATCAGGAGGACGAGGAGGTTTGAACGCTGGGGAAATTGGAATAAACTTCCCTACTACCCTTCCCTTCTCTTTCAGATACTTGGCAGTTCTTAGAACATGAGAGTTCACACGGTATTTTACCTTCTGTAGCTTGTTAATAAAAGCTAAAGGGGTATCCCCGTGTTTAATGGTGGGGTTGCCACGTCTAGTTAATTCGTGACCCTTCATCATACTATTTGTAAGATAACCCCCATAAATTATGTTACCTTCTTCATCGTATCCCCAGTCATCTGGTTCAACTAACATAGGCCAAGGTATACCACTGAATAACTCAGCAGTCTTAATCAGTTCGTTCCGTTTGTTGTTAAAGTCATCTGTGGCAACAACACGGTATTCGTACTTCTTTCTCCTTGTCTTACGTTTATCTACTGTAAACCAACCAGTGGATTCCATAACTGCTGTGAGTCCCCATCTACCTAGTGAGATCTTAGTCTTTGTTGACCAAGCGTTCCACCTGATATTGCGTTCTCCAAACTTTTCACTGGCGATCTTTAACTTTTGTTGTGTACCTGTAACCTCGTGGAAATACACACGTTCGATATATCCCATAATAGTAGGATGCTCACGTTTGTACCAACGAAACTTACACTCTGACTCCAGTGCTCCACCAATGGCAGTCATCATGGGTACGATAAGATCAGCATTACGATCAAAGGTAAATACTTTGTCGAATACTATCTTGAGTAGTATAGTCGCAATAGCTAATGGCTCAAGCTCATTGATATGCTCTGCAATAGGTTTGAAGAACTTACCAGCTTGTCCGTTTTTTAACTTGGCGAAGGTGATCTCGATATGCTCCATTAAATAAGGCAACGCCTCTTTTATTGAAGCGACTCCGTACACGCTTGCCGAAGCGTAGGATTTTTCCTCCAGCTTGTTCAAGGATTCGTGTAGCCTCTGCCTCCCGCAACTGATCGCTTCTTGTTCCAGGAGGAACTGTCGCTGTAGGTTTGAAGGAGTCCCCATAGGCGAGGAAGAGGGAATATTCGTAGTCATCGAGGTGGTCAATTTGATGTTGCGTTAGATTAGTCATACTCTTTACACTGTTGTTCGTAAGGGAATACTTGGCAGTACTCATCCATACTATTGAAGCACCTCCAGTTTGGCAAGTAGAAACCTAGCTCAAATTCTGGATTGCGTTTCATTATTAGCTTACCTTGTACCGCTAGTGTAGTTAGAAACTTGTCAACGAGGGGAGGGCCACAGGGATCTAGTTCGATCATGACCTCTCCAGTTTGATCGTCAACATAGTACCCTAGGCGGTAAAGTAATTCGCTTAGATCATGTGGGTTCATTTGAAGTCGGTGGTTTTAAGTGATTCATGAGTCATGAGGTGAAAGTTTGCTCCATTCGCTATGAGCTGTAACATAAAGGCATTAGCAGCTTTCTGTAAACGATAGGAACGTTCTTTAATTGTACCGTTGGGAAGTTCAGCTCGTACTATACAGAGGTGACTGGGTGGTAGTCTCCAGTTGTCAGCTGCATACATACCATCCTCTACACTAACCATAGTTAGTGCGTCAGTAGCTTTCCATTTGTTAAGCTCACGGATGCGGTTTGGATAAACTTTTTTCATGTTCTGTCTATTAGTTGTCTAATAACTGGGTTTGCTGGTTTATGCCTACCTTCGATAACAATGGTGTTAGCGATAGATAGAATTACGATGACGGCTACAATACCGTAGAATGGATATCTT